ATACTATGAACACTTCGGTGAGAAGTACAGAGGAATCGCAAGATGGCACAAAGAACTTGCAAGAGAAGCACTCAACGACGGACGAATAAGAACACCGTCTGGTAGATCATTTGCTTTTCCTGATGTGATACGACGTGCCAACGGTACTCCTACGTACTTCACACAGATTAAGAACTATCCAGTACAATCGTTTGCTACGGCAGACATTGTTCCGCTTGCGTTGCTGTACATAGAGAAGCAGCTTGAGCGGAAAGACACATGCATTGTGAATACTGTGCATGATTCAATCGTATTAGACGTGCATCCAGCGGAGATAAACTTTGCATTAAATGTAATTCAAGACACAAACAAAAACCTAAAGTCTCTCATTGATATTCAATGGGGGATAGACTTCAACGTGCCTTTATTATTAGAGGCAAAAATCGGGCCTAACTGGCTTGACACTAAAGATGTTACCTGATATAACTTCGGCTCTTGAAAGGAGATCACTATGAATCAGATCGCAACATTAAACAACGGAAACTTTGCTGAACTTGCTAGACTTGCAGGTATGGGTACACCAACTGGACAGAAGAAAGTATCTTCACTCATGCGGCTTGCCCTACAACACAAGCCTATCTCTGCGAAGCAAGAAGTGAAAGGTAAGAAAGTAAATGTAGAAGTAGTCGAAGGTGGCAGCTTCCGTATCGAAGAGCCTGCCGCTGACGGCAAGAAAATCTATTCCAGTAACGTGTCACTTCGTCCCTTCATGCAGCGTGTGTATTACAAACGCTTTGTGATGGGTGACGGTGATTCACCTAACAGGTTTATTAAAACTGTGATGGCGAATGACCTGAAGTCTGAACTAAAAGATACTGAAGGCGGCTTCAACTGTGGTAAGCCAAGTCAATTCTTTGAAGACTGGAATCAGGTTCCTGATAAAATTAAAGCAATCATACGTTCAACTAAACGTACTCGTGCTATATTCGGTACGATTAATGTTAAGGACGCATTGGATGCTGAAGGTAATCCAGTTGACACACCAGATCCGATACCAGCTATCTGGGAAGTTGACAACAAAGATGCATACACTACTGTGAACGCACCTTTCACTAAGCTATACAAGATGCAACAGCTTCCAATGAGCTACAACATTAAGCTCTCTACGGAAGAGAGGTCATTACCTAATGGTGATAGCTTCTATTTACCGCGCGTTGCTCTTGATCTTAGCACTAAGCTTGACCTACAAGACAGTGACGAAGAAACATTCTCTAACTTTCTTGAATGGGTGAAGGACCACAACTCCTATGTCTTGAATAGATGGGATCAGAGTAACGTCGAAGACGTTGACCCTGACGTTAAGGAGTTAGTGGACGAGTTCATCGACGTAGCTTCAGAGGAGGCTGCGTAATGAACCATCCCGCTGAACTGACGTTGCACAAATTGCTCTCAGAGTTGCGCGATGGCACAGCTTCAATGACTGATTCCTCCATTGAACAGATTGTGTCTGACGTGCGAGATGCATTGCAGCGTCAGTTTGGTGGGAGGGGACAGCACGAATTTAGATTGCGTATGTCTAACGTCGGGCGTCCCTACTGCCAGCTTTGGTATCAGAAGAACAAACCGGAGAAAGGTCGGTCCTTACCAACTACCTTTATTATGAACATGATGTTGGGCGACATTGTTGAAGCAGTGTTTAAGGGTCTTCTTACCGAAGCTGGTGTTTCGTATGACAACAGTGAGCAAGCAACGCTTGAATTAAAAGATGGCACAAAGATTAATGGGACTACAGATCTCAGTATCGACGGTGCTGTTGATGACATCAAGTCTGCGTCACCGTGGTCATACACATATAAATTTGTAGACTATGACACACTAAAGAAAGGTGACGCCTTTGGATATGTAGGTCAGCTAGCAGGCTATGCTAAAGCCTTAAACAAACGTGCAGGTGGATGGTGGGTTGTCAATAAAGCTAACGGACAATTCAAATATGTTCCTGCACAGGGTCTTGAAATTGATGAAGAAGTTACTAAATTAGAAGATACAGCACAGCGCATGGACGCCAACGAGTTTGAGCGTTGCTATGAGCCAGTACCTGAGTTCTTCAGGGGCAAGCCTACGGGTAACAAAGTACTCGGCAGTGTCTGTAAATTCTGTGACTTTAAAGAAGATTGTTGGGAGACGTTAGTAACTCGCCCATCAATACCTTCATCTGCTAAAGAGCCACCAGAGGTGGACTACGTATACATAGAGGATAAATATAATGACTAACTTATACGATGAACTATCGCTAGAAGAACTAGCGGAGCGTATTCAGAACATGCAGGAGGAACTTACTGCTGCACGTAAGGAATACAATGAGAAGCGCACAGCTAATCTACGTAGCCTAATGGAAACACGTAGAGAAACTGAACGTGCTATCCGTGAAGAGATGATGAATCTCGGATACAAAACTTTCAAGACAGCAGGAAACATCTGGTCTTTCTAATGGACGCAAAGCGGTTTCGGGCTGCGCGAAAGAAGGGGTATAGGTCAGGGCTAGAGCTAAAGATAGCTCAATCATTAGATCAAACGGGCGTCAAGTATACATACGAGAAGCTCAAGATTGAGTGGGAAGATCTAGCATACAGAACCTATACCCCTGATTTTGTTTTGGCTAACAATATTATTATCGAGACTAAAGGGTTGTTTACTTCAGCCGACAGGCGTAAGCATGTTGAGATTAAGAAACAACATCCTGAACTTGATATAAGATTTATATTCGAGAATAGCAGACGTAAGCTTTACAAAGGCGCTAAGAATACTTACGCTAAGTGGTGCATACAAAAGGGCTTTCTATACTATGACCGGATCATACCGGAAGATTGGTTGACGGAAGAGCCTAATCCTGCTATAGCAAAGTTCGTAACCTTCAAAGGGGTAAAACGAAAATGAATAGCTTTTTGGAGGAGTTCACTACAGATAGCTTCTATATAAAGTTACAACCTATACGTAACAACTCTGGTAAGTGGGAAGGCGAGATAGATATATCAGCTATTATACATGACGACAATGGTCTAGAAACTGAAGAGCTTGGCGACATGCTACAGGTAGTTAATATGATGTGTGCCAGCATAAAGCTTTATGAAGACGACGATGAAATACGTGAGAAAGCTAGTGCCATAGTTGAGACATCCATGAATAACCCTGACTCTGAATATATGTTTGGAAGTGAACAACCAAAAGATAACAAGCCAACCATAACTACGGAAGGCAACGTCGTGACGTTGAACTTTAAGAATGATTGATGACGTAAACAAGCCAGAACATTACAACAAGACAGGCAGGGAGACTATTGAAATTATATTTGACTCTATGCTTGGTGATGAGTTTGAAGGTTATTTAAAAGGTAATGTGTTAAAGTATGTTACACGCTACAGATTTAAACACGAAGAAGATCCATTGAAGGATCTGCTAAAAGCTAGATGGTACTTGAATAAACTAATAGAGGTTGTTGAAAACAGAACATGAAGATACGTATGATGATTACCATAGAGGTGGATACAGAAGAGTATCCAATGCCGTGTGACGACAATGTTGCAGCGGAGTTAGAGTCTACCTTTACGGAGATCATCTACGACATAAATGGCCTAAACATACTTGGCTTCAAAACTACACAGACGGGGAACTAATATGGGAAACATGCTACCTACAGACTATCAAAACTTTATTGCACTTAGCCGTTATGCTAGATGGAAAGAAGATGAACAACGACGTGAGAGTTGGGATGAAACTGTCAGCCGTTACTTTGATTACATAGGTAGCTACGTCAGTAAGAAGTTTAACTTCGATGAGAAGTCCTTCAACAAGTATCGTAAAGATCTAGAGGAAGGTGTTCTCAATCTAGACACCATGCCTTCTATGCGCGCTGTAATGACAGCAGGTCCAGCACTAGATCGCTGCCACGTAGGTGCGTACAACTGTAGTTATATACCCGTAGATAGCCCCCGTTCGTTTGATGAAGCTATGTACATTCTTATGTGTGGTACTGGTGTAGGTTTCAGCGTAGAACGTGAGAATGTAGACAAGCTTCCTATAGTAAATGAAGACTTCCATGACAGCAATACAATCATCATTGTAGACGACAGCAAAGCTGGCTG